ATACACCAAGAGAATGCAGACAAGATAGGCATATCACGCCGACTTGTAAAGACTGTAACATACGCCTTTCTCTACGGAGCTGGCGACCAGAAGATAGGACTTAGTTATGACCAAAGCCTTTCCCCGAACAAGGCAAAAGAAAAGGGAGCCGAGATACGAAGTGCTTATGTTGCTGCCATTGACGGCTTGGATAGTCTTCTTACCGCTGTTCGTCAAGCAGGTGAGCGAGGCTTTATCCGGTCCATAGACACACGTAAGATCGCAGTAGATAGTCCACACAAGGCACTCAATTACTTGCTCCAGTCAGGAGCTGGTGTAGTAGCTAAGCGGTGGATGGTCATCGCTAACGATACTTTCTTCCATAATCACACTCATCAACTTGCATTTATCCATGACGAGTTGCAATGGGAAACCACACCAGATGCTGCTGAGATTCTCAAGCTTCACCTGGAAGAGTCAGCTATAGCTGCTGGCCAATACTACAATCTCCGAATACCTATCGCTGCCGAAGGTAAGATCGGATCCACCTGGGCAGATGTACACTAATTATGGCCACCAAATCAAAGACTGCACTGGGACGTGTTGAGTTCAAGTCCCGTGCTAAATACAAGCGTACCCGCCAAGGTAACGGTACTCGATCACTCCCATCTCACGGACGTAAGCTTCGTCGAGGTCAAGGTAAGTGAGTCTACTCATTGATGCTGACTTCATCGTTTATAAATGTTGTGCAGGAGCCGAAACAGAGATTGATTTTGGAGAAGACCTCATCGTTGTTACCTCCAACTTCAAAGAAGCATACGAGTACGTTGAGCGAGAGCTATACAACATCGCAACAGACCTTGGATGCTTCGATGACTCTATTCTGTTTTTCTCTGATTCTGTTAACTTTCGTAAATCTATTGATCCAGCGTATAAAGGACATCGAAATCGAAAGAAGCCGTGCGGCTACAAAAGGGTCATCAACAAACTCAAGGAGGAGTACCCCGTTGTTGTGATGCCTACGCTAGAGGCTGATGATGCCCTAGGTATCTACGCCACTAAAGAGCCAGGACACATCATTTGCAGCCCCGACAAGGACATGCGACAGATCCCTGGGGACCTCTATGACCTCACTGATGGAGTGGCCACTGTAGAGCCTGAGGAGGGGCGTAGATGGCACCTCATCCAAACACTTGCTGGTGACCAAACAGATGGTTACGCTGGTGTACCTGGTATTGGCATCAAACGTGCTGTGGCTCTATTCGAGAAGGAGGGCTACACCTGGGATACCGTAGTTAAAGCATTTGCTGAGAAGGATCTTGGAGAAGATGTAGCTCTCATGAATGCACGCCTCGCTAAGATTCTACAATGTGATGACTATGATTTCACCAATCAAGAACCAAGACTTTGGTCTCCCAGCTCCAGTACTAGAACTAACGATGGAGCAGCAGTTCAAACTCAAACAGATTGAGAATGCACTGCGTAATCCTGAGACAAAGCTAGAAGATGTAATTACTATCTTCATGGCTCTCCAGCGCCAAAACTTTACTCTCTGTAATACAGTATCCAACCTAGTTAAGAAATGGCCAACTCAAATACCACAGGTCCCAGTTACTACAAGCGAGGGAACGTTGAAGTTTGGGACTTCATCAGAGACCAAGGGCTGAACTACCACCTTGGTAATGCGGTTAAATACATCTGCCGTGCTGGCTTCAAAGACAGCCGAGTAGAAGATCTTAAAAAAGCAATCCACTATCTTCAAAATGAGCTTGAATCCATCACCACAACAGCAAGCAAAGGAGTTCCGAGCTGGTTTCCAAGTAACGAACAGTACGAGTCCAGCTTCACGGACTATGCAGCGGACTTTGATCGTTGAGGAATTTAAAGAGTTCCTTGATGCAGAGAATCAGTTACTTCTGGGGTTCGTAGTCAACGCTACCGATGCCCTAAAAGAGTTAGCTGATCTTGTCTATGTCTGCTATCAATACGCAGAAAACCTTGGTTGGGATCTAGATGAAGCCCTCTATCGTGTTCACCAAAGCAATATGAGTAAGCTTGGGGAAGACGGTAAACCTATCTACCGAGAGGATGGTAAAGTCCTCAAGGGTCCTAACTATCAACCACCAAACCTTAGTGATCTTGTCTAATATGTCCACTGATCTTATTGCCCGTACTGGGCGCGTTCAATCTTGGATCGATGATCCCACCTCACGACTGCCTGTGTCGTGTACTGTATTTGTTGTAGAGGACACGATGGAGGGTCCTAATGGAATCGAAGCATCTTGGCGATTTGTTTCGCACGCTCTACGCTATGGAGCGGGAGTTGCAGTCCATCTATCTAAACTCCGAGCACGAGGAGAGGAGAATGATAAAGGCTTGGTTGCATCAGGTCCCGTATCTTTTGCCAAGATCTACTCGACCTTGAATGAAATCCTTCGACGCGGGGGTGTATACAAAAATGGAGCTGTGGTACTTCACCTTGATCTCAGTCATCCTGATGTGCTTGAGTTTATCACTGCTAGCCGTAGTGAGCTACCTTGGGTTAAGCGTTGCGTCAACATTAACAACCATTGGTGGGAAGAGACAACTCAAGAAGTGAAAGATGCTCTTCTTGAAGGCATCAAAAAGGGTGACATCTGGCTTAACAAAACAAAGGTAGACAAAAATGGTAATCGAATCAGAGGTAACGTATGCCTGGAGGTATACCTCCCCAGTCGAGGGACCTGTCTACTTCAACATGTTAACCTCGGCGGATGTGAACTCGATCAAGTTCGAGGTGCGTTTGTCCAAGGAATGTCCGAACTGTGTGCACTACACGGCAAAACAAATGTTGGAGAAAGCGGAGAATACCTCCCTTCAACGACTGATCGCCAAGTCGGTCTCGGATTGCTGGGACTTGCCAACCTTCTCCGACGCTACGGAATCACCTATCAAGCCCTCGGACAAGCCCTGAGCTACCTGAATGATGGTATTATTCCTGTAGAAGCTGATGGTGCCTATGTGCTAGCCAAGGAACTACAAGCTGGTATCCAAGCAGCAGCAGAGGTAGCTAAGTTCAACAACATGGACCGTGCCTTTGCTATTGCCCCAACTGCTTCATGCAGCTACCGCTACAAGGATCTCGATGGCTATACTACCTGCCCTGAGATCGCTCCTCCTATTGCCCGCCAAGTAGACCGTGATAGCGGTACCTTCGGCGTCCAGAGCTTTGATTACGGTCCTGTTGAGATCGCATCTGAAGTTGGCTGGGAGAACTACAAACGAGTTACGGATGGTATTGTCCGACTGCTCGATACTACGGGACTTCTTCATGGTTACTCATTCAATAGTTGGTCTGATGTGATCACCTATGATGAGGCATTTATTGAGGAGTGGCTGGATAGCCCCCAAACATCTCTTTACTACTCACTCCAAGTGATGGGAGACGTTCAGGATAAATCCAGCGCATATGCAGCACTGGATGAAGCTGAAGTCGATGATTACCTGGAGTCTATTCTAAACGACCCGGCTGGCGCTAGTCAGCCCCAAGCTCCTGATTGTAATTGCGGCGAATGAACCCTTATCAAAAACTACAAAATCGTAAACGTACCTGGACTCCAGTTCAAACTACAGCAGGTGAACTTTGTTCAGGATCTGAAGAAACCATCTACCGTGCCCTCGCTATGCGACACATGGAACTCCCCGTTGGTAGCTTCATTCAAGATGCCCTTAGTGAGATTCCAGCTCTATCGGCAGACCTGCTACGCTCTAATGTCAAAGACGAAGAAAACCACGACCTGGCTCTCGGTTACATCGCCAATGCTTTGGGTGTTGACGAAACTGCTGAAGCCGAAGCAAAGCGCCTTAGGGATGCTTGGGAAGCGCATCCTGATCACACAGTCCTCAAAGCACTTGTTGCCGAGCGTGCAATTTTCTTCGTACTACTCCCCTTCTTCCGCTTTAATGGTGACGCTGGTCTCCGCACAGTCTCCGCTGACATCAGCCGAGATGAGCAAGTCCATGTAGCTGCTAATAGCCTTGTGTGTAAGGAGCTTGGGTTGGAAATCAGCCCTTCTCTTGACAAGTTGCGTAAGGCAACTATTAACTGGGTTATGACACCTCTCAAAGCGTCCACTAACAAATATCTGGACAAAAAATTTTGGCTGGATGCCAGTGATCGCTTGATGTATGAAGGGAAGGCTCCAGAGCTTTCTGATACAAAGCGAGCACGTATGCCTGCCTTCTTCGAACATGCTAACCCTAACTTACCGCAATATGCCTAGACCTCCATCAAAGGAGGTTGATGCTCGTTACAAGGATAACTTGAAACGTAGGTATAATTTAGAAGTGAATGACTACATACGTATGTGTGAAGAGCAAGGCGGATTGTGTGCAATTTGCAGAACCTTTACTCCCAGACTATGTGTGGATCATTCACACGAAACTGGAGAGAATAGGGGATTACTGTGTCACAAATGTAACGTAGGTCTTGGTCAGTTTAATGACAACATTCAACTTCTAGCAGATGCAATCTCCTATCTCGCTAAACATGCTTGAGACCCATGGTCTCCAGCTTACATCTCTCCTACAACAACTAGAAGAGAACTTCCCACCACTTAATCCCCACCCGGATGACTCACACTCATTAATTATGTACCGCTCTGGCCAACGTTCTGTGGTAGAGTGGATTCAACACCAACTCAACGAAGAGAACAATGGCTAAACAGAATCAACGTAAAGAAGTACGGCAAGAGGCACGGCAAGAGGCACGGCAAGAGGCACGGCAAGCCGCACAAGCAGGTACATTTAATCAATCTAATGTTCAGGCTATGCGCCAAGCTGGTGTACAGCCTAAAGCTATTCAAAACATTAGGGAGGTAGCTAGGCAAGCACCTGCAGCAGCATCTCAAGGTGTTAACCTTGGATATGGTGTGACTAATACTGGCTCACCTGGTGGGCTTAGTATGCCTGGTGGTACTAATGCTGCTGGTCAACCTATCCCTGCCAGTCAGGCTTCCAATGTATTTAAACTGAACATCCCATTCAGTACTGCTGGTGTAACTAACATCATGGGTAATCCCATGAACAACTTCGACACTGGATTCCAGGTAGTTGGGGACGGTATTAACTGGCAGGATCCTAAGAATGCTGGGCTTCTAGGTCAGTACACATCACCTGAAGCTATCAATAACCACATCAATACTATGTGGGCAATGTCATCCGCTAACCCAAACAGGGATGCGAACATGGCAGCCTTCATGGATAGTGGTAGTGCTGAATCATTGATTACCGGTAGACCACCTACTGCTATGCCAATTGGGTTTACTGGTTTGTATAACCCATCCATGACTGGGCTTAACACACCGTGGTCCCAACAGTATGCGGCTGCTAACAGTGGTGCCGGTGGATCCGGTAATGCTGGTGGAGCTGGTACTGGTGGTACCGGTGGTAATGCTATGTCTGGTGGCGGTGGAGGAGGTGCTGGTGGTAGAGGCTCTGGTGGTAATGCATCTAGCCTTGGCCAAGCTATTCGATCAGCCGGTGCCGGTGGCATCAGTAAGGGTGAACTCAATCGGATGCTAGAAGGTTCTGGTAAGTCTGGTGGTGCTGCTATCCAACGTCTCGATCAAATCAATCGATCCTTGAAAGAGAAAGATAGAACTGGCATTAGCCTGAACTCAGGTGCTGCTAATATGCTTATTAAACAAGCAGGTCCATCTTATGGTGGCATGTATGGCCTTACTCAAAAGCCTACATTTGGTACTGGTAGTATTGGTAAGGCGCTAGAAGGGATGCGTGGTACTCGTGCCACTGGAGGCTATCAAAATCCTCAGAGTGGTTATGGAGAAGTAACTGCTGGCACCGCGCCTAAGCGTATGATGGGCGGTACTGCTATTCGTCCTGGTGGACGTGAGACAGTACGTGGCTTTGGTAAACAGTTCACACCCAGAACAGCAGCTCCAATTGATACAACTCCAGTCTCTGCTAGCACTACTGATACAGGTGGTGGTGGTATGGATATGGGTTCAATGGGTGGTGACACCACTCCTATGACTCCCGAAGATATGAAAGTCGCTAGCACTGCTGGGACTGGTTTCGGTGGGTTTGGTTCTGACGTGTTTAGTTCAGCTACAGGATTCAAAGCTAAAAGAAGTAGCCGTAAAACAGCAGGACCTCGCGCACAAGGACTAGGTTCTCAGCGAGTATCCCCCACATATAATGCACTTGGACTCTAATAAATGTCAGCTAAAACAAGATACGATTATCTAAGTAAGTATCGTTCCACGTTTCTAGACACAGCTGTACAGTGCTCTGAGTTGACACTCCCTACTCTCATCCAACAAGATGATGATGTGGGTAGGTCAACTAATCTAAAGTTGACTACACCATGGCAAAGCGTTGGTGCTAAGGGGGTTGTTACTCTAGCTTCTAAATTGATGCTAGCTCTTCTACCTCCCCAAACCAGCTTCTTTAAGCTACAGATTGATGATTCAAAGATCGGTGTAGATCTTCCACCAGAGGCACGATCAGACCTGGACATCTCCTTCGCTAAGATGGAAAGGTCTGTCATGGAAATCATTGCAGCATCAAGTGATCGCGTTACTGTACACCAAGCCCTCAAGCATCTTGTGGTTGGTGGTAACGCATTGATCTACATGGGTCCTAAGGGACTAAAGCTGTATCCATTGAACAGGTATGTCGTAGATCGAGATGGTAACGGTGACATCCTAGAGATCGTTACACGTGAACGCATCAGCCGTAAACTACTAGCACCTATCCTTAATGCCAGTCTTCCTGTTAACCCACCTGGGGAAGAGGGAGCTGACAACGAGGAAGATGTAGATGTTTACACACATGTCAGACGAGATAACAATCGACTCGTATGGCATCAAGAAGTATTCGATAAGATCATCCCTGGCTCCCAAGGTAAGGCACCACTTGAAACCAATCCTTGGCTAGTGCTTAGGTTTAATGTTGTCGATGGTGAAGCCTTTGGACGTGGTAGAGTGGAGGAGTTCCTTGGTGATCTCCGTTCGCTTGAAGCTCTTATGCAAGCACTCGTAGAGGGCTCTGCAGTCGCCGCTAAGGTGGTCTTTACTGTCTCCCCCTCTAGTACTACTAAGCCGCAGACACTCTCTGCTGCGGGGAACGGAGCCATCATTCAGGGGCGTCCTGATGACATCTCTGTGGTGCAAGTTGGTAAGACAGCAGACTTCCGTACTGCTATGGAGATGGCTGCAACACTTGAGCGTCGTCTCAGTGAAGCCTTCCTCATCCTTAACGTAAGGAACAGCGAACGTACTACAGCTGAGGAAGTACGCATGACTCAGATGGAACTGGAGCAACAACTAGGTGGACTATTCTCTCTACTTACTGTTGAGTTCCTTGTTCCTTATCTCAACCGTAAGCTCTCAGTACTACAAAAGAACCAAGACATCCCACGTATCCCTAAGGATCTGGTACGTCCAACCATTGTGGCTGGTATCAATGCACTTGGTAGAGGACAGGATAGGGAATCACTTACCC